TTTTTGGGCGACTCGGTGGTCTTGCCGCCCATGTTCTCGGAGAGTCCGTTGAGCGCCTTGCCGGCTTGGGCAATTGCCGCCTCAAATTCCCCAGATTCGGCAACAATCGAGATCGCCATTCCAATCATTCCCATTCCAGACCTCCTTGATGATGTGTTTGAATCCGAGCCGGGGTTGATGGTTGAAGTAGCAAAAACAAAAGCGGCCCGCAGGCCGCTGAAAGAATATTTTCAGTTGATGTCCAGTTGATCAATGAAGCGCTTCAGGAATTTTTACTCGCTTAGCAACCTTCGCAATTTGCTGGGCAACCTCGCTGTCCGACCAGACCTTATCCCCCACCTTGTCATACAGTAGCTTGGCAAACGAACCAGGCACGACAAAAGCCGTCCTGGTGCTATCCATGACATAGATGTGTGTGATTTGAACATTTGGATGGTCAGACATCGCCCAGCCGGCAGCCCCGACTGCAAGGAAGAGAGCGTTTTTTCTGGCGCTAGTATCCAAAATAAGGACGGGATCGGGATAACCAATCCCAAGACCCAGTGTTCCTTCATCTATCCCCGGGACACACTGAACCCCTTTAATCTTCCAATCCACAGCCTTCCCAATATGCTGTTTGATCTCAACGCACATCTGGCGGCTTTCCGCGAGAGGGCTGGCGTAGGTACCCGATCCGGAGCCGGCCGAACCGCCGCTGTGACTGGACTTGAGGAATGCGCCCCAAATCGCGAACCCCACGATGACCGCACCAATGATGCCGAAGACCTTCAACACCGGATGGCCTTTCTTTGCCGGCATCACGGGCGCGGGCGCGTAGCCAACTCCCGCCGCCGGGAATGGCGGAACATAGGAAGGAGCTGCACCCGGATTGGCCGCCTGGGAAGCACCGCATTTACTGCAAAAGGAAGCATTAGGGTCAAGAATCGCGCCACACCTGTTGCAAGTCGCCATGGATTTCGGGCCTCCAAGCGCGACATAATACCCACAGGTATCACATTCTTACAAGTGCTTTTGGCCTTAATATCTCTTGAGTTAATAACGTCGGATATCGGCTCTGCAAATAGCGATGGACTAAGGAAGCGTCGGGAAGCAACTACGCTCTGTAGAGCTGCGGAAGTTTATGGTTTAGCGTTCCCCCGGCGGCCGACACCGCCTGAACCAGCTCATCCAATTCATTCCTGTTTGCCTTTTTGCGATTGGAGCTGCGCTTCCCTCCCATGAGATAAGCCGAAACCAGAATATGGGTGGGCGGATAGTCGCTCCAGTACTCGAGCAGACCGTTTACGTCCCACATCGTAAGCTGATCAATCTCATGGAACGTCCATCCGGTAGCAGTAGCGATGTGGCTGTAGATAAAGGGCCACTCCGCTATACCGGTACCGGAGTGGGTTCCCCCACGGCCACCTTTTTGAGGCCGGAGACCTCGAGCACTGCGTTAAAAAGCACGATGAAATCGTCGAAAGTCAGGCCGTTTTCGAGCTGCTCCGCACTCAGATCCTGGTGCACCTTCCTAACGGAATTCACAATCACCGGCAGGTATTTCAATAGGGCGCCGAGCCCAGGAATCTCCGACGACGACCGCTCGTGAAATAACGCGTCCAACTGGCGCAGCTCACCAAGCGTCAGTGACGAGACGGTAAGCTGGCCTAACGACGTGGGAACCAACAGCTGTTTTAACATCGTTCCTCCTCTGGTTGAAGATTGCGGGTTGAAAAAACGGGTCCAGTTCTTGCGAAACCGGACCCGATGGAGAGAAAGCATGAACGAGAAGAGCTTGATTCGCGGGCAGACAATAGCCGGAGGCGTTCCACCCCCAACCGGCGCAAAGTTGCATGCCGGTTGAGGGCGCCGCGTAAACCATTTTCACGCCGGTGAACTACTCGTTAGAGTAGATATCGATGACCTGGCCCGATGCGTTGGCAAAGGCTTCAAAGTCGAACTCGGGAATGATGAAATCCTCCTGCTTGGTGGTAAAGCTGAGCTTGGAAGCGACGCACGAATAGAGCAAGACGGAAAACTGGTTCAGGTTGTAGACCGTCTCCAGCAGGACCTGGATCGTCGGCGCAAAGCCCATCAGCTGGTTGGTAATGTTGACCTGGACACCAGATGCGGAAGCGTTGAAGGTGTAAGAGATCAGGACCTGGGCGCCGTTCTCACCGGTGTTGAAGTTGTAGAGTCCGCCGGCGACGGTGTACTGTCCTACGGCCGGGGCAGAGGGGACCTTGGTCAAGGGCAGGCCGGTGGTGCTGTAGCGTACGCCCCAGTCCTGAACGAACTGCGCAGAGTTGGTTACCGTGACGGCGCCGGCGGCAATGGTGCCCGCTTCATCGAGCGACACTTTCTTCATGCCGGTAACGACGTTCTGACCAAAGAAAAGATCATTGAGGGTTTTTCCATTGATGTTGGCAAACTTGGCCTTGCCGGTGATCTTGCACTTGCCGCGAGCCACGGCCTCGGGAAATTGTTTCTGTCCATAGAGCTGCTTCACGTCGCCAGAGATGTCGAGAGAAACATCCTGCAGCGTTCCGAACTTCAGGGGAGTGGGGTTGGTGGCGGTGTTGCCGCTGACCGGAAAGCCCCAGAGGGTACCTGCGCCAAACTCAAACATTGTTTCTTTCTCCTTTTGGGGAGCCGGTTAAGCACTCCCGGAAATTGGTAGTGGTACAGCCTGGCCGCGCAGATTCATCGCTTACGCGATGACATCTGCCTAAAGGCCCGCGTCCCGGCGCCCCGGGACGCTAGACGCTGATACTGGTACTGGGTCAGTTTCAAACTGACCTAATACCGAAGTTGATGGATTACCCGCTACGCGGTGGTGAGGAGCTCGACCGGCACGACGGCCAGGGCCATGGCGCCCTGAACGTTCTCGACAATTTCGATCTTGCCCTCGATCCGGCAGTGAGAGACGCGTCCGCCCAGAGTCTGCGCGACTCCCGGCGCGGCGCTGCGAACGGCAGATTCCACGGCATCGAGCAGCGAGTTGAGCTCGGTGGAAGGCACGGAAGCCGGCTCGCTATCGCCGGCCGTGTACAGCACCAGATCGACGTTTAGCTTTGCGTGAATAGGAAGCCCGTTCAGGCTGGTCCCGACCAGCTCGTCTTTCTGCACCTGGTAGAGACACGGACGGTCTGCGGGCGAGAGTTGCGAGGGATCCTGCCAGCGCCGGCTGACGATCCTGAAAGGACCGGCAGGGGCGAGCAGCGCGGCCTGCAGGGTGGCGAAAAGCGCGGAATAGATTTGCTCGCGGGGAAAGATCATGGCGCCACCTGCGCCTGCTGTATCGCCTGCTCCAGCAGATCCGGCAAAGCCTGCTGGAGATCGTTCATCGCGGGATGAAGATAGGGGCGGGGACGCAAATAAGGACGTTTAGCATCCTTCTTCTTGAAAGGAGGCTTGCGTCCCGCGAACCCGCCATACTCGTGGATTTTGGCGTAAGGCACGTTTGACCCGATGCTCACGACCATCGTTTGTCCATCGATGCGAGCATCGATGGATTCCAGGACGGAGTTCATGAGTTTGCCGCTGCGCGAAGTGAGCATAGCGCTCTCCGGCCCGCCTGAACCGGCAAAGTACCTGGGAATGGCCGAGCGCAGCGATTGATAAACCAATGGCTGGAGAGCTTTGTAGACCGCAGCGAGGATGCGGGGAGGCAGCGTGGACAATCGCTGCTGCAGCCGCTGAATGGCCGCTCGATCGATTTCAACTTTGATGAAGTCACTCATAGCGCGAGCCTCCGGTATTGGTTGAACACGCTCATCGAGCGCGGGGGGACATCGCTCATATCGAAAGCGATGTTGACCTGGCCGTTCATGCTGCTGGATTTTTCGCCAATGCGGACGCGCTGGCGGTAGGCCAGCGCGAAGGCCTCAATGGCTGCCTGGCGCAAGTCGAGCGGGACACTGGAGTAGCCGGCTGTGTAAGAGAGCTGAACATTCTGCATTCCGCGGCAAAAGCGAAAGCCGCGAAGCAAAACGCGGCGCTGGTCCCAGAGAAAGCCGGCCATGTTGGGCGCGGTGGACTGCGGCACCGGGACGCCATCAATCGTTAAAGACGTGACGGCGATGAGAGGAAACTGGCGCGGCAGCAGCCGGTCTGAATCATTGCCGTCGTAGAGTTCCGTGAGATTGCCCAGCACCGAGGCGAGAAGATGCGGGCGGTCAATGAACTGGAGAACCTGCAGGCTGCCATTGGTGATGAGACTTTGCAGGGTTACATCGTCATTGTTGCCCTGATTGGGCAGCCAGGCTTTCAGGTCGGCCAAAGTGCAAAGATCGTCGGGTGCAGCAGCCATGATGAACTCCTTGCAAAAAATTTAGGATTCGCGTGAAGGCAGCTTGCTCAGCGGTTGGAGGCGGGGCGAAGCTGCCTTCACGTTGTCCGGCGATGTGGGGGAGGTCACATGCCGGCGGCGGCGAGGCAACAGAGCCGGTACGAAGCCGGCCCTTTTCACGGTTGCCTGCCAAATGGCACGTACGGTAATTACCCGTTCGCGACGTTGGCGATCACACCCAGCGCGAAGGGTGCGCGGCACACCAGGACTTCATCGGCATACACACCGTAAACATATTGGCGTGAGACCACGGGCCATTCGATCTGGTAGTAGTCGCGGCGGCAACGGACGAAGGAGAGATTGTCGACGCCGGAAAGCGGATAGGGGATCTCCGTGCTGTTGAAGAAAATGGTACCGGGAGTGAGGTTGGGATGAATGCGAATGTCCAGGAACTGCTGTGTGAACTTGTTCCAGTACTTCGCGATGCTGGCGCCGCCGAGCAGAGCAGGCTGGTCATCCTGTGAGCCGGTGTTGCCGGGCAGGGTGAAGCGGAAGAGCGGCACGCCACCGGAAGCAACGATCTTCTTGTTGATGTTGCGCGCTTCCTGAGAGTTCACCCAGATCTCGGTCGGGCTGAGACGCTTGTTGTCCCAGAACCATTGCAGCGCCGTGTCAATCTCAACGATGCCGTTGGCCTGGTCCGCGGTGAGGGTGTTGCCGTCGAGCGAGTTGAAGTAAGCGGCCGTCGACTTGAGAGCCTGGGTAAGGAAGCCATCGAAGACAAGCGCGTTCGCGGATCCGTCCACGTTGGAGTTGGCGACGGTGGCCGCCTGCGTGCCGGAGACAAAAGCGCTTACGGTCACCTTGTTCACAGTCGTAATGGCGCACAGCGTGGCCGCAGCGGCGGTGGCGCCGAGATACCAGGCATAGCCGGCGGCGCCTTTCACAGCCGGTACGGTAATCACCGCTGTCTGATTGCCGGCGGTGGTGGGGACACTGGCTGACGCCGGACTGATTGCGCTGGCGCCAGTTCCATACTGCGTGGTAGTCCCATCAATGTTCACGCGAGTGATCTGGCCATAAGGAACGCCCGCCAGAGACACGGTCGCCGCGGCAAGGGCGCGCGGCGTGAGCGCGGTGACCAGGGCCACGGCATTGGCCGGATTTCCCAGGGAACCGCCCGCCGCCATAGTGATGGTGGGAGCCAAGGGAGCGCCAAGCGGCATCGAGGCGTTGCCATTGAGAATGATGTTCTCTTCGCCGATCATGACTGCGCGGAGCAGCGACTGAACCAAGGTGGCTTTGTTGTCAAACTCTTTGCCGCCCGACCAGACCGCTTCCCAATCGATGGAAGCTTCAAGGCCGATACCGGCATAGGAAGCAACGTAATCCTGTTCAGTGATCGCCATTTCCGCCGAGCGCCGGCCGGGAGCAACGCCGAGTTCGAACCCGCTGGTGTTCACGCCGGTAACCGCTTTCCAACGCGTTGCCAAGTCGCCGCCGGTGGAGAGCTGCCGCGGCAAACGGTTGCGCAATGGGGTGATGACCGGATAAAGCTGCAGCGCCGGCCCGCGAAGGTCGAAGGCATTGAGATTGGCCGGAGCTCCGCTGATGGTGGACTGACTGATGGTGGTTTTGGTCAAAGCGGAGATGTCCGCCTTATTGAGCAGATCAAACGTCTGCTGACTCAGATCGCCAAACATATTTTCCAGTTCCTTTTCTCCGCTCGGAAGTTTGCGGTTTGCTTGAGATGAACTTGTTGATCCGGATTACGCTCGGGTGTTAGCGCAGGTAGACAGAGGCCGGCTGTGGCTTTTGCAATGTGCGCTTGAGCAGTTCGTGGACAGAGGGGTCGGCGGAGGCGGACTTGGCAAAACCCGGCCGCGCGTCGTTCTCCTTGGTGACGGTTTGTGTGGGCACGCCAGTGCGCGCCACACGGCCGCCCGGTTCCTGCGTGGCGACGAGCTTTTCCACGAGTGACAGGAGGTTGGTCAGCGATTGCTGGATCTCCTGATTGTTGCTCTCCATCTCGCTGCGCAGGCCGGCCACTTCCTGCTCCATCTCCGCGAGTTTGGCGAGCGCAGATGCGGAATTGGCATGGGCCTTTTCCAGTTGTGACTTGTCATTTGCGTCCAGCATGGCGTGTTCTCCTATGGTTGAGGCGGGACGTGGATCGTCCAGGCCCTTTCTGATTTCTGCGGAAGCGGCGCGGACGGCAGCGCCAGGATCGTTGCTGTCGAGCGCGTCGAGGTGATCACTTGCTTCCTGATGGCACTGCGCGGCCTTGTCCACGCATTTCCTGATCGCGTCAAGATGGGCGCGCGTCTCCTTGGAATGGCGGGCGCCGGCCTTGTGCGTCAGATCGCGGGTTGCGCCGGCAGGCCGGAATTTGCGGACTTCAAAGCTGCCGTCAGCCTTCACGGCCGTGAAATGAGCGCCGGGAACGCAAGGGTTATCGACCACGCTGATCTCCACCGGGTTGGCGGTGAAGCGGACGAACTCACCCTCTTTCCAGCTTTTGACATACGCGCCGCCGATACTGAACCCCGTGTAGACGCCGAGAGTGCATTTCTGCCAGGCAGCGCCATCCACAATGCGGGCGCCCACACGGATCTGTTTCAGCTGATCATCAAAGTCGATGGCCACCAGCTTGCCAACGGCGCTGGGCGCATGCATTTCGCGCACGTTACCCAGGCTTTTTCCGTCAGTGGCTTTGGCGATCTCGTCACTCCACTTCCTGAAGTATGGCTTGGAGGATTCGTAGTCGAAGATCTCGCCTTCTTTGTCGACCACTTCTGCCGTTGCTACGCCCCAGACTTCATGTTTCGACTCATCGATCTTGGCGATCTGGGCAAAAAGATTTACCGATTGCTTCATGATCTGACTCCAAAATAAAAAGCAGCCGGAGGGCTGCTGTAATCTGTGGTTCGGAAGAGCGAATCTGCTAGCGGGACGGAGTTGCGGAAGGGATTGATGCCGTTGAGCCGCTTCCCTGCTGAGGAGAGCTGCCATCGATCGGAAAAACCCCGGTGGTGGTGATCACGGCGTTTTTCATTCCGATCGCATGCTTGCCCAGGCTGTCGCGGACTTCATCGACGGAGAGAATGCCGGCGCGAACGTAGATTTCGTCGATCTTGGCTTGCTCCAGAGGATCGAGAGTGCGGTCCTGCTCCCAGACAAATTCAATGTCGTTGTAGCCGAAGTAGCGCTCGACGATGAGGTTGATGGTCTCTTCCAGATAGCACAGGATCGGGAGAAGGCCCTCAGCCGCCGCCTGCTCCACGCTGCTCTCGGCGGTGGACCGGTTCATCATAGTGACAAACTGCTGCGGCGAAACGCTGAAGGCGTAACAGACTATCCGCGTGATCCACTC